CAATTTTATTGCACACACTCGACCAGTTCAACTGGTTTGTAGACAGTTTGGTCCCTGTTTACTTGTCAATTTATTTCTACAATTACCTCAAACAATTTTAATTATTAGTTTTACCTTAGATACAAGTTGTATTGAATTGTTTGATATGACTTCAATGTCTTTTGTAGAATGGATAATCTTTATCACGCTTTTTTCGCAATAGTTACATTACATTCACAGGAGTTTGACCCACTCCTTTTGCGGGCACAATAGTTGTGTATGACGCCTTTGTGTGTTAGCCACAAAAACTCTTACCATAACCACTTTTAATTTCTGGGAGACTAAAGTCCCGCTTTCCTAGTTCTCCCAGTACAGAGGTAAGGCAGCCTCTATAAATAATTGCCACCCCTCCCTTTAACACTGATTTTGGTTGTTAGCTCGGAACAACCTGCCCCTTCCTCAAATGTGAGAGCATTGCTTCTTTAGAATCATCTTAGGAGGAGCTAGGCGTATACGGTTCTAGTAACCTCTGGTATATCTAAGTGTAGGGAGCAAAGTTACAGGATCTTCAAAACCTGGACCCCAGGAGGTGGATACCTCTGCGCAGGACAAACGCAAGAAGTCCCTCTCACAAAAAGACGCAATTGAGTCGCCCGTGAGAGTATTTTGGGTAGAACCGTATAACAGCGCCATGGATTGTTTACTTTTTGCCAACGATTTGGATAGTACTCTCGATACTATCTGCCCTTACCACCCAGAGAATTTTGAAGAAACTAATTTAGTTTCAAACAATTTTGGCAATTTTGAAGCAGTTCATAGAACTAAATTTTTGAAAGTCTTGAACGAACTTGTATCAGTACATAAACATGGTACAATGTTCTGTTTGAACTACAATTTTGTTAAACGGTTGCGGCCCAGACCTGAGGGCTACAATTTTGAATCATGTAAATACTTAGAAAATGTAGTGCATGATGTAGTAGCTCAGGGCAGTTACCACTATTTTAGTGGTCAAAAAACCGACGAAGATGACGTTTATCGTCAATTTTCTAAGTATTGCAATTGGCTCGTACCATTCAAGTATGATGCCACAAGAGAAGAGTCTAGTGAAAAAGCTCGTCTCATTAAACGGACTGTGAGTTTACTGTTTGTTATTATAGACATTGCACGGGCTCAAAGTATTTATGAAGTGTGGTATGTCATGATGCGAGATTTTCTTTATAATTACGATTTTGAAGAAATGTTTGCCATACATGCCTACCTTGTAAAAGAAGCTGAGCTCGATAGTGTTATAGGCCAAATCGCTTCGGGAAGACATCCACAATGGAGAAATGTGAAACCTAAACCCAAGGCACAAGGAATTAGTGCCCAAGGAATTCTTGATGATGTTTTACTACATTGGGAAAATTTGCGTTCTTCTGTTTTACTAAAGAATGGACAGAGAGTTCTTCATGTTTTATTGACTTCTTTTGCAGCCAACTATTTAGGGTTTAAAGTTTCTGAAGAATCTTTAAATTCCGTTTTTGGAGTTGTTAAGCCTAAACCTTTTAATAGTCTTGAAGAACTTGCATTTACCACAGTCACATTCGTGCGAGATTTTGCTCGTGTTGGTTATGAGTGTTTTGTTGATGGATCCCTACAGCCTCTGTTATATAAGGATCGCTCCATTCGAGATTGGTTAGATAGTTATGCTTCTATTATTAGAGTGTTGGACTCTTTACCTGTAACCGAATCTTATAGTGATTCAGAGATACTAGCCAATCTAGATTCAGTGATTGCGAGAGGACAAATGTTGCAAGGCAAGGATCCTGCAGCTTTGACTATGTTGTTACGAGATTTAATGACTCGTCGATCAAGTTTATTGAAAACTTTCAACATCGACTCTTATCGTTCACCTCCATTTTCAATTCTTTTACATGGTCCACCTAATATAGGAAAATCTCATATGGTTAATATGCTTGGTACTTGTTATCACGCAGCAATGCATCAACCACTTGAAGATTATCCAGATGGTTTACAGCCAACATTGACGTGGGATCCCAGGAGAAATGTTTATACACGAAATGCAGAGGATGAGTATTGGTCTCAGATGAAAGGAGCTCAGTCTTGGTATATTGTTCTAGATGATTTGGCAAAGGAAAGGGCTTTTGTTCTATCTCATGGTCAAACTACTTCTATTAGTGAGATTATCACTGTGGTTAATTCTATTGGTATAGCCACAAATCAAGCTTCATTGGAGGATAAAGGTACGATACCGCTACTGCCTAAGTTAGTAGTGGGTACAACCAATATCAAGCATTTAAATGCATCAGTAGCGGTTGAAACCCCATCCGCTATACTTCGGCGCTTTCCTTATGTAGTGGAACCACGTGTGCTTCCTGAATTTTGGAATAATGAGAGATGTTGCATTGATACTGGTGGTGTTGCACGTTATGATATATGGATGTTCAAGGTTGAACTGTATAAATTGCGTGGTATTGTGGGTGAATATGAGTTAGTTAAATCTCCTTCTGGCAATGATGAATTTACGAGTGTAGAATTCACTAACTTTATCATGCGTGAAATGCAGGTTTTCGTCCAGAAACAGATGGCTTTAGAGAAAACGCCGATTAAACATGGTCTTTGTGAACATGGTGTCTTAAGCATGCTTCCTTGTGAAGATTGTGATAAGTGTACAGCACAAGGGATGCGTGACTTGGTGTATAGAGAATGCGGTGCCTTGACACCTTTACCATATTGGCATTCTTGGCTTGAATGGTTTTTGTGTACTCGTATTGGCATGTTTTTTGTCGCCATTTATTTATGGTTTTGTGGATATAGTTGGTATTATCCTCGTTGGTGGCACAAAGTCATACTATCGAGTATCGTTAAGAATCGTATGACTCGGTACTCTATGCGTATCCCTCATAAAGTTGCTATGGTAGATAGATTGATAACAAATGCTCTTGCTACTGGTGTCCTTGTGACCACGATTATGATGTCGATTAAAATGATGCGGAATTTTATGCACAATTCTAGTCAAACAGCTCAGGGCGATATTTGGGCTAAAGTGGATAAGAACAGTGAATTCAAAGTTCCTGAAACATCAAAGAAAGGCAATCAGAACGAGGTTATAAGAAGCATTTCTCGCTCAACTTTCAAATTGCATGTCCAACCAAAACTTGAGAATGCAAAACCTAATGCTGCATATGTGATTTGTTTGCGTAGTGGAATATATCTTACGGTGAAACATATTTTCCCATCTGCAGATCAATATCAATGTAGGGCGGAGTATTCGGATGTAGAAGGAAATGCTAATCCTTCCAATGGGTTCATTCTTGAAAAGCACAATGTCATACCGATTGATGGATATGATTTGGTGGTGTTAATACATCCTAGTTTCTTACCTAGACGTGAATTATGGCGGTATTTACCTAAGAGTGTAGATGAAGCAGAATTCAGAAGGGGGTTTGAGCGTGTAGGCTTGCGTTCACCCAATATTTATGATATTGTTTCATTTGGGTTGACAGAGATGACATACCCTTGTAAGCAAACTGGTATTTCTTACACATCTAAGGTTTATGATGCACAGCGTCCTGGAATGTTTTCTAGTTTTGGTGAATGCGGATCTTTATGCTTGTTTGAAACGTGTAATGGTTATTTTATAGCAGGAATGCATGTTGCTGGAAGTACTTCTAGTCCCAACGTTTATTATGCACCACTGTCGCAAGATCTTTTTAGGTCAGTGAGAGTACGTGGTGTTCAAATAGGTGAAGGTGACCAAGAGGTGCTAGCACATGGGTCTAAGTCTTCTGGACCCTTGCAGCAGCCATCACATAAGGGTCCACATCATTGGATTCCATCAGGAAGTAGATGTATTATACTTGGTTCTTATCCAGGGCGAATTTCTCCTACATCGAAAGTTCGTGAAACGCGCATATCGAATCGTGTGTGTCAGCATTTTGGAATAGTAAATGACTTTGCAGCTCCTGTGATGAAACCCTTGTGTGTGGATGGTGAATGGTTAAATCCTTTTACAATAGCCGTAGGACAACAATCGTCTTTTCCTGTGAATATGTTAACATCTATTATTGATATGTGTAAAAGTGCTTACTTGAAAGATATACTCGTAGTGTCTAAAGATCTTGATTTTACTCCTGTATCCTTGGAAATTGCCATTAATGGTTTAGCTGGTGTGGATTATATAGATTCCTTGCCTATGTCCACTTCTGGTGGTTTTCTGTTTCCAGGTCCTAAACGTAGTTATTTCGGCTCGTTTGAGGGTGTATATTATCCTTCAATAGAGCTTCAAGAACGAATTGATCAGATTAAAGGCAGCTACGAGAAAGGTGAGAGAGCTTGTGTGGTCTTTCAAGGCACCCTAAAAGATGAACCTTTAAAAATGAAGAAAGTCAAGCAAGGAAAGACTCGAGTATTTACAGCATGTGATGTTGGTTTTTCAATTGTTGTTAGGCAGCAGTATATTAAGTTGTGTAAATTTTTTAGTGAAAACAATTTCTTAACCGAGTGTGCAGTAGGCATGAATTGTTATGCTGATATCTGGCAAGATTTATATTATTATTTAACAAAGTTTGGTGAAGACAGAATTGTAGCTGGGGATTATGCTGCTTTTGATAAAAATATGCCTGCTCCATTTATTATGGCTGCTTTTGAAATTTTGAACACTATCATTAATCAAGATGATGATGAGTCAAACGTACGTATCAGAAGAGGTATTATGAACGATTTAGCTTATCCTATCGTCAACATGAATGGTGATGTGTTTCAGTTTTTTGGTGGAAATTCGTCAGGACATCCACTAACTGTCATTATTAATTCTATTGTGAATAGCTTGTATGTTAGATATGCTTACTACACATCCGGTCATGATTTATCCCGTTTTCGCGAAAGAGTGCACCTTATGACCCTAGGAGATGACAATATTTTTGGTTGTGCTGAGTCTACGTTTAATCATAGTGTTTTGCAACGTGAACTGGCTCGCATAGATATTCCTTATACAATGGCAGATAAAGAGGCTGTTTCTGTACCTTTTATAAATATTAGTGAAGCTGATTTTCTAAAACGGAAATTTGTGTTTCTTGACGGGAAATATAGAGGGCCGCTGGCAAAATCTAGTATTTTTAAGAGTTTATGTATGTATCTACCTAAAGGGAATATCTCAGAAGAAGAACAAATAGCTCAAACAGTTTTATCTGCCCTGCAAGAAATAACATTACATGGGAAAGCAGAGTTTGATGATTTTAAGAGTAAGTTATTGAGGGTCATTTCTGATGAAGATGAGATTAAAACCTTATTACATCCACGGTGCGGGTTTTCATATGATGAGTGGATACACTGGTTTGATAGTGCATTCACAACTGACTCGTTTCAGGGGGAGTTAGGGCGCTCTACGGTTCCTAATAACCTCCAGCAGATCAGTCATCCTGTTACTCAGACAGTTTCTGAGGATCTGACCACTAGCAATCTAGTGGGCGATGGGGATAACGCTAGAACCCCCTCTGCTAAAATGAACCTTGCAGAGATACGTAATAGGTCTGACAATGTTAGTAGTGCCATGGATTTGACTACGAAAAACAACAAAAATAACAAAAATACTGGAGAAGAAGACCACAATGACGTTGTGGCACAGGCAGAACAAGCAAACGCAGTTAACACTTTTGTTCATCCTAAAGAGACGATGGTAAAGTCCGCTATGCTCACTCCTTATATGGGAGAAGGGGTTGAAGGAGATGCTTCAGCTGCTTCTATTGCTCAGTTTTTGGAACGATCTATAAGGATTCGTTCTGATGCATGGGCAGTAGGTGCACCCTTTAGTATAACTTTCAATCCCTGGGACTCTTATTTAACGAACACTGTGGTGGCTAACAAGTTGCAAAATTACAATCTGCTTAAAGGTGATCTTGTTCTTACCTTCTATGTAAATGGTACGAAGTTTCATATTGGAATGATGCTGGCGTCTTATAGGTATTTAAATCAGGACAATGCTTTGGTTACTATTGGAGGCGATACACAACACATTACTTTTTCGCAGAGACCACATGTATTACTCAACACAACAACTAACAAACAAGGATGTTTATGCATTCCTTTCTTTTATCCTCAGAATTTTTTGAGTTTAACACAAGCAACTGTGAGCGCCGCTAATATGGGTACTGTGAATGTGTCTTCCTTCGCAAATTTGGCTCAATTGAATGGTGGAACGGATAGTGTAACGTTAACAGTGTTTGCGCACATGGAAAATGTGACATTATCAGGTCCTTCAGCCTCTGCAGTGGCTATTTCTGGGGTAGGAAGTTTGGATGCTTTGTTTGAAGATGTCTGTGCTCAAGGCAATGATGAGTATGAAGAGAATGGGGTTATCTCAGGACCAGCTTCAGCAATTTCAAAAGCTGCTGGTTTACTCAGTTCAACTCCTGTGATTGGGCCATACGCTTTAGCAACGCAAATGGTGGCTTCAACAATTGGAAATGTTGCACGAATGTTTGGGTACTCTCGTCCCGTAAACATAAGTGATGTTCCTTTTATGAGGCCTACTGTCTCTGCTAGCTTAGCTTTATCGGAAGGTAGTGATACGGCTCAAAAACTCACATTGACAGGAAAGCAGGAAATTTCAATTGATCCTGGAATCTGTGGGGTTCCTGGTAGGACTGATGAGATGGATTTAAAGTTTTTCACTCAAAAGCAATCATACATCACTCAATTCCCATGGACTGCCGCTAATACTGTGGGGTCTTATATCTTTAAAATTGATGTAGATCCTATGTGCGAAAGGCGTGCGCAAGGAACGAATGGGAATGCTATCATTCCAACCTCTTTATCTTTTGTATCACGCATGTTTTCACATTGGTGTGGTTCTTTGAAGTTTAGATTTCAAATAGTTGGTTCTATGTTCCATAGTGGTAGATTTACTATTATTTATGAACCTAACAGTATCCCTGGAGGTGCAACTAATCAGTATAACACTACGTTTAATTTCACTGGAGATTTAGATGAAGCTCGCGATTTTGAAGTGACAGTCAATTGGCAGAACGATAGGATCTGGTCAGACATTGATACTGGTACATCCAGTAGAAATTTCTATACCACCACGTCACCAGGAACTGCTTTTCCTAATCGCCAGTATTGTAATGGAGCGTTGTACTTTCAAGTGGCTAATGAACTGGTCACACCGGATGCAACTACAGGAGTGACTGTTTTGGTTTGGATATCAGCTGGAGATGATTTTCAACTTCAGAACCCCTCGAATGGGATAGCTGGCTTAAATATAACTGATGATGCAGAGGCTGTGTCTGCAGTAGGTGATTTAGATGATCTATTTGCACAAGGGTTGGGAGATGATGATGAAGCTACTGGGAAAGACGATAATCCCGATGATACTAACGTCGAAGTTGAATTGACTCGTGATGTTGTGGTCAATCCAGCAAGACGTGAACTCGTAGCCTTTGGGGAAGTTCCCACTCATTTGAGACAACTCCTCAAGCGTTACAACTATTATAGAACATTTAGTGGAGGGACATTCTTTCCAGCTACTATTGCTGTTCAGAATACGTCTTTCTATGCTTTCCCTCTTCCTAAGGGTTTTTTCACGACTGGAGTTGATACTACTCTACTAGTGAATCAGTATAATTATGTTGCAATGACCACTATGAATTACCTACGTGGTGCTTATGCTGGTTGGCGAGGATCTATACGTTGGAAGTTCTTCGGAGATAACACTGATATTAAGATGACTGTTCATAGAACTCCTCAAACAGCAGTGACTCTAAGTTATGCTCCAACTGTGAATGCAATAACTGGTTCCTCTAGTCAGAGGGCTCGAAATCTTATTGGATTTCGAGATCAATCTCCAACTGGGATGGCTTTGACCACAAATCAAGTTATTCCGGTTATTGAAGTGGAGATTCCTTATATGCTCAACACGAAGTTTTCTCAGTGTAAAAGAGAATGTTGGGCCTCATCAGATTACACCGTACAAAACATGTATCCATCGGGAAATACGTTTGCTCTCGGAGTAACAACATCAACAGTTACAACAACAATGCTTGATGCATTTGTAGCAGCAGGAGAAGATTTCTCTTTTATGGGATTTATTGGTGCTCCTGTTACTTATGCTTATACTTATCCTTCAGCTTAGTTGTAACTAAGGTAACACTGAGTGTTATCTTAATAGCCAATAGAAGCGTTGGTGAAGCACCAGGAAGGTGCTTGATTGTTTATCAAAGACTTTGATATAGTTTTCAAGCTCCTTTATGGGGCGGAGTTTTTATATATCGCAAGTTTTAATAGGCAATAGCTTATGTG